CCCCATAATCATATAATCCCCACTCTCGTTTGTTCTGACAGTATACTTGTAATACTTGTCATAAATTTGCATTACTGTTGGATTGGTAAGGACATCGGTTCTCGAAGGAAAAGTTCCCGTAGGAATGTGTGTTGAATATGATTTTTCATATGGAAGAAGATTGTATCTATAACCATCCTCGTTCTTCTCGTTTGTTGATTTGTATGGATATATCGATGATACGATGTCGTTATTTCTATCTTCTTCTTGGATTGGGACGAATACAGATACTTTCACGTTCGGAACACCATATCCTCCGTTTGCAACCACACGTCCAACCACAACACCATAATCAGCACAATTTCTTGTATAGATGTCCTCACTTTGTATCTTCATCGAGAGGATCTCTAAAAAATCGAACTCTTGATCAATCTGAACATTTAACGTTTGATCTTCTCCGATTTGAGTTTTAATTCTATAAGAATTGGCCATTCAGTGACTTTTTTGATAAATAGTTTAACCCCCATTTTCTAAGGAAATGGCGTACATTGTAATGATAATCTACTTGAACCGATAATAAACTTAAGAGAACTGAACGTTTTGGAAGTTCTTCACTTTCACTCTGATATCTTTGTTTGGATATCTTATTTGATACACCTGATTTGGTTGTGCAAATATGGTATCATCTACAGGTCTTATCTGTCTTGTAACATCGTTTGAATATGCCATTGAAGTTTGGAACCCTGAATATTGTCCTCCTACCTCATTGAATACATCGATGGCTGTTACGGTTATAACACCGTTCTCATCTTGAATCAAACTGTTCAATTGTGAGATGTATATGTTTTGACCTAAGTTTCTGATCTGCGGATCTAAGAAAGTAGAAACCTTATTAATGATATTAGTAATAACTTGTCCTTGGTTTTGTGTGGCATCTAAGACAACCGAAATATCTAAACTTAAATCGATAACTTCCGCAGTTTCAATAGAAATGTAGTCGTTCATCATTCTATAGTTTGATAGATAGTTTGCCAAGTTTTGTTTCAAGGTGTTCGAAACAATAGAAGTCAATTTACCTGTAGTGTCGTATGATAATATCTGAACGTTGATTTTGTTGTTGTTCTCCGTGATTGCAACTTTTGCAGGTGCTCCGAATTGAGAAGGCATCTTTCTTATCAAAGCTTCATAATCATTAACAGTTACCGCTCTGTTCTGTGAGGAAAAGTTGAATGCTACGTAGTTTCTTGTTTCTTCTACTGAAGGTTGTCCCGCTCCACCGATTGCAGCTGTAACGTTATTACATCTAAGTGAACTTGTTACTTGTTGGTTAATATTATCTGAAGGTCCGTTCACAAAGAAACTTACGGTTCCAACCTGATTGATAACGTTTGTACCTAAGTTTGTAGATAAACCACCACCTGTTCTATATTGAACAAACAATGTTGTGTTCGCTCTCAAAGCAGAACCTAAAGACATATTGTTTTGATACAGTTGTAGATTCAATGGAACTCCTAAAGTTGTGAATTGATTCAAAGCGTCTTGTGATGTATTTGTACCACCACCAAAAGTCATCTTGAGAAATCCTTCAGGTGTATATTCTGTAATGAATCTATCGTTTGTTTGGATGTACTTACCAACTTTGATTCCAGGCTGATCAGACACTTTGGTAGGATCTTCAACAAAAATTCTGTCCTCAGCTAAAGCATCCACTTCGTACCACCTATTGTCTACCCCTAAAAACTCATTAACTGTTGGTACTGTTGTATAACTTGTACCATCTTTCAGAAGTACACTTGTAACTCCAAGAACATTTTTTTCAGGTAGGAATAACTCCAAGAATGGTCTTACATCGGCTGGTCCAATAACTCTTTTGAATACTTTGGTGATACCGTTAACAACGACCTCTCTTTTAGTAATTGTATAGTTAACAATTCTATTACTTGAGTCGAAATTTGGAATCTTAAGTCTGTTTGGAAATCCTTGTGAATTATATGGTGAAGCAAAATCAATATCTTCAACATTCTCAAAAACTTGTCCTGCACCTACAACTTGAGATCCTCTTCTGAGTTGTCCCAAATATCTTTCATCTTCTTTGTCTCCAAATGCTGGAACTGTGATAGAAAAATCTACAAGAGCAACAGATGGTCTTTGTCCCGGTATTTTCAGACCATAAGTTCTGGCGATATTATAAATTGAAGACCTCTGTTGTGCATATTGTAATACGGTCTCTTGTATACTTCTATCAATGTGATAGTGTAAGTTGTCGGCTACGGCTGCGTTCAAATCTAAGAATACTGAAAATACAGAAGCGTCATTGAAGTTCTGTATAAGTTCAGGGTAATAAGTTCGAACATATTGTATGAGTTCTTCCCTTATACCTTCAAAGTCTCTGGTTGTATATGAAATTTTACGATTAGCCATTTATGTTAAATATTGATGATTACAAAATCACTGGTCGCAAATGTCGAATCTTGGATTGAGTACTCTATTTTTATTTTCGCAGTATATTCTGCAGTTCCTTTACCAGGGTATCTGTAAATTTGAGATGTCTGAGAGTTTACCTCCAATTGATCGGGTGACTCCTCTTTCGGATCTAATGGTTCGATCGTAATTCTATTAAGTAACAGGTTTGGAATATATTTCTCAACATTCGCCCTTATGTCTGATTCAATAGCATCAAAAGTCAAACCATCCATAGGTTCGAAAATGTATTCATACAACCTCGTTCCAAAGTCAGGTAGAAAATATCTTGCCCCTTTTCTCGTCAATAGAAGATTAATAAGATCCGCTCTTATTTCTTGATTTGCAGTATTAGTCAAATCTAAGTAGTCACCTCTAACTGAATCACGAAAAGGAAAATTTATACCATATGTAGTACCGTCTCCCATATAGTGATAAATATACTTGGATTATTTTTCAATTAAAGTAATAGTACCCCTTACGTGTTTAGGTTCATAGGGACAATGTCTACATCCTGATCCACAACAAAATCCTCTCCTTGCATGCCACTCTTCCGTAAAAACTTTCTTATCACCTTCCATATAAAAGTCAGAAGGGAGAAGTTGTTTCTTCTCCCCCTGACTGGTGTTCTTTATTTCTTTGGACATTATGCCATTACTATTTCACAAGCACCTCCCGCACAAGCAACTTCGCCTGATAGGTCTGTGTTATCGTCAGCCTCAACAATCTTTGAGAGGTCAACGTCTTTGAGAGTTTCCATCAACTCTTCATATTTTTCTTTAGTACAATCTTCGAATGGAGCTTGAATGTATGTTCCACCATCGTAAGGTAAAACAGAAAGACCATTATAGTGTTCTCTGTTTTCCCACATCCACTCACCTACCGCTGGCCACTCGTGTTCTCTGATTGAGATTGTTGCTGATACGTTGTGAGTATTGCTTCCTGTTCTGTGTCCACCTTTAACCCATTCAAGATGTACCTTCTTAACTCTTTCCAATAATTGAATTGGTGATTCGTTTCTTAGGATTGATCCTTCAGGTGCTTTTTGAGGGATTCCGATTACCGCAGTGTCGTGTGGTCTGAAATATTCATCCTCAATTAATTCAGGATGGTTATTCTTTAGGTGAGTATAAATTGCTTCATTCTTACCTACTCTCACTCTTCTGATGTAGTAGTCGTTGTGCCATGCGTGGATTCCTGATGATGTACCCAATGTAAGTGAAGTTGTACCTGCTGGTTTTACAGTTGTACATCTTGCCGCTTTATTGATACCAAGAATAGTTGCAACTCTTTCGTTCTCTTCTTTAACAACTTTAGCCGCCGCTTTCATATTCAAACCAAGAACCGCACCTGATCCGATACCTGTCATTGAGATACCAACAAGAGCATCTTTCTCTGTTGTTCTTTGCCAAATTGGTCTTAGATAATGGAAGTCTGTGTAACCTGCCTGAAGTGTTCCAATGAACGCTGCAGCTTTTACTCTTGCTTCGTAATCTTCTTGAGATACCACATTAGATACGTTTACTTCTGTAAGGTTACAGAATTGGAAAGGACGAAGTGCGATCTCACAACAAGGATTGGTTCCCCAATCTTTATCATTACTCAAATAGATACCAGGTTCACCAGCACCACTTGCTTCGATTCTTTTCCACAGATCCATAAAGTAATCTTTATCGATCTTGTGTCTCATCAGAGTTACAGAGTTGTTAGCTCTTCCTCTTTGTGGATTTGTTTCCCACCAAGCGCCACTCTTACAACCAATCATCTCATCATCAGATGCTGAGAATAAAGAGATAAGAGCTGCTCTTCTAATACCACCTGCAAGAACTGCGTCTGCAATATGACAAACCATATCATGAACTTCGATTGGTCTGAGTTTTTCACCATCTTGTTTTGATTCCAAGATTCCCTCAAGTTTGATAAGACATTCTTTCAAAGGTTGAGGACCGGGAGCTTTACCACCTGATGTTACAAGACGTGCTCCTTTTGGTCTGATATCTGAAAAATCAAATTCAATTTTTGAACCACCGAAGAAGTAAGATTTGATAAGAACCTTAACGGCATCTGCCCATCCTTCAATAGAGTCAGCAACTAACCATCTTCTTCCTCTTTCTTGATTAGGTTTTCTAATCTCAGGTAGTTGTTCTACGTGATGTTTTTGTACTGAGTAGCCAACACCTGTTCCACCTAATAAAAGGAACATGATTTCTGAGAATACTCTCCAGTCATCCACAGGTGCAAATGCACAGTTGTAGATTCTGTTTGGAGATATTTCAATCGGTTTTCCTGCGAATTGCATTGATCTCATTGATGGGAGAACTTGTTTCTTGTAAACATACATGTAGTTCTCACGGATTTCTTTTTCTAATTGGGGATACTTTTTGATGTGCATCTCCATGTTTCTTGTTACGAGCTCTTGCCAAGTCTCTCTTCTCTTCAACTCAGGGATATACTTAGCGTATTTCATATACACTGTAATTTCCGAGAGTATTCGGTTTGAAATGTCCATGTTTTTGTGAATTTTAATAAATACTAATTTATGAAAAAATCGGGGATTTTAAATGATAAATATAGGTTCATCATCTAACAGTCCCGATTTTGAATAAAAAAATCGTTGTTTTTTTAAAGTTTTTTTTACGACAAGGAGATATTTAATTTCCTTGTTTTTGTTGTTCTCTTTGTTTCCTCTTTTCAAGAAGTTCCTTGACACGATCAGATTTCTTCTGTTCTTGTTGTTCTTCGAATCCTAAGAACGTAACAGATGCCTCTGTATCGATTTCAAGAAGTTCGTTGTTGAATTTACAGTTCTCAAAGACAACCCCGTCTTTACCAATACGTGACTTGGTAATCGCAATTGTAGCCAGATTTAGTTCTTTTTGTTGGAGAGTTTTTGCTACAGAAATGATTACGTGTCCTACTTGTGCTTTCTTGATAGATCCACCCATTTGGTCAGTAGTTACAACCTCGGAAGAGATTGAACTTCTATTACCTTGAGTTGCGGTCCATCCAACCAAACCAAGTTCGTGACACATGGCTTCGAAGTGTCTCATGACTGATCCCTCACTTTTCCATTCATCACCTAAAGCCTTTTCTGGCATTACGCAATCAATGTAGTCCAACACCACCAAATCAATCTTTGTACCATCAGCAATCATTTTTCTGAGTTGGTTTTTGATTTGAAGCATTGTGAGTGAATCAGAAGGTAGTTTTTTCAGAACCAATTTGTTAGGCATTGAGTTCTGAATCTCATGAATCTTTTCGAATACTTTTTCTTTATGAAAGACTAAGTTATCGGGTTCGATACCAGTCCATATGGTAAAATGTTTTCTTTGAATAATTTTGGGATTGTCCTCGAAAAATATCTGAAGAACATTGAATCCCATGTTGAAGGCAGTGTTTGCTATCTTCGTGAGGATTGTGGTTTTACCCACACCAGTCGGTGCTAAGATTACTCCAATTTCACCTTTAGCCAATCCACCCTTAAGTAGATTATCGATACCTTTAATACCCATTGGTATTGGAGATCTGAAGTCTTCATCTAAAACTACGTCTAAGTTTTCGAATACGTCTCCTGTACCTAAATCTCTTTCTCCAACTTGAATTGCATCTCTTACTAACTCTTCTACTTTGTCATAAGATTCGAAGTCACCCTCATCGATAATCTTCTGCGCTTGTTTCATCGCTTTCTGTAACTCTTGTTGTTTACAGAACTTCAAAGCTTTCTCTTGAACAAACACACTACCGTCGAATGGAGCTTCCTTGACCTGTTTGATTGTGTCAAGAATTACTTTCAAAACTAACTCAGTAGAAATCTCTGACTTAGCAATCTGTTCCAAAGTTTCGAAGGTTGGGGTAGATTGATACTTAGTGAAATACTCTTTGATCATCGCAACAATCATCTTGAAATACTTGTTATCAAAATACGTAGTCTCTAACACATCCATAATTGTGTGTGAAAAGTCTTTGTCTACGACGATCTGATTGATTAACTGAATCTGGAAGGTATTACCTAAATAATCGAAATTTTTTTGCATATATCTTGTTCTCTCACCCCTTAGATTTATAAATACTCCTTATGCCAACTCAATTCCGCAGTATTCGTGATTTAATTCTGTTTTTGAAAAAATGTCAGTCAATGACGAAAGGATCTCTTTCAAATATGGTCTTACGTCCACTGTATAACGAACTTTTGGTGGATATAATTTTGCGTCAAAAATTCTATGACAAATTGTCTCATCTCCAACTTTCACATAAAGGTGGAAATTCTCTGGTCCATCAGTGAATGATGTCTCCATAATTTTTGGATCGTGAATGATGGCCTCTTTGTTGTCCAACATGTAAACAACAGTTTTCATTTTCAAATAATCATGGAGAGTTTGTTTAACCTCATACATATATTCGTATAGGTCTGTTGCAACTCTTGCCTTTGGGTTGTACCCTCTGACATTGAAAAATCTCTGTACCACAATGTTGTCGTTGAGTGTTAGGAGGAACTCCATCTTTACTTGATCTTGGTCTCTCATGTTTTTTAGTTTTTAAATTTTCGTTTTTCTTTTCTTATTAACTTCATGAACGGTTTCAGGAAATTTACCCACGCTTCGTCGTTTTTTGGTAGGTATTTGAATAGTCCATCCTCCATCATGTATTTCATCAAATTTTTATATCCTCTATCAGTGGGATCTAATTCTTCGGTATGAATGGATTCAACAAGTTGTTTTCCCTCATCCGTGATCAGTGGATTTTTTAAGTCCACTATCAGTTTGTTTATTTGGTAGTATTGTTCTCCAAGTATACCACTTTTTGTCTTACCTGTCAAAATATTAGAGATTACTTTTATAGGTTTTTCTTGCGGGATATTTCGTGCATTATCAAGGATTTCTTCGATAGTGCAGGATTTTTCCGACAAATTTGGGAAATATTTCAACAAACTTTTTTCACCTAATGATTGTATACCTTCAATATTATCGGACTTGTCTCCCATCAGGATTTTACAAGTCAAAACATTTTCATGTGGTACTTCAATATCTTTGAATTTGATTTTAGTTCCAAACGTGTGAACTTGTTTTGTTATTGGAGAATAAATTGAAACTTGTGGACTTATGAGTTGTGTTAAGTCTTTGTCGGCTGAGAATATGGTAATAGTTTCTTGGGTCGCCACTTTACAGTAGTAGGCAATGAGATCATCTGCCTCATTATCTTTCATCTCGACTTGTCGAACGAACACCTCCTCCAAATACTGTTTAACTCTACTTTTTTGTGTTAAGTAAGATTCGTATTTGTATTCATTCATGTTTACCCTTCTGTTCGCCTTGTATTCAGGGTAAATTCTTTTTCTAGCTGAGGAGTTTGAGTCACCATCCCAAAAGACTACGACCTTATCGTACTCCTGCTCCTCCAAGAATCGTCTGAGGGTATTAATGAAGTGATACACCCCACCAATGTGATTACCGTCGTAAAAGAGTTCTTTGACCCCGTGGAATCCAATCTTGAATAGGTTGTCCCCATCCACCAACAATGTCTTTGTCACATATTCAATTTAAGGGTGAACAATCAATCTTCTTTTTCTTCTGTAAGTGTGAAATCACCTTCAGCTCCGATGATATCTTTCCAATAGTCAGCATATTCTTTCTTGTAGGTTTCAATAGATGCT